CAGAGGTAGTGAGAGAAAGAAAAGCAAATATGATTGCTAACGGTTTAGGCGATCCACACAACTACTATGTGAGGTTTTAACAATGGGATTAATTAATGCTTGGAAAGGATTTTGGACTTCTGGTGATGGTTTTAGCAATAAAGCTATTTCAAAGAAAAGACCATTAAGAATGTATGCAGGGGCAGCTACAAGTAGATTAAATTCTAATTGGATGGCTGCTGGTACATCTGCTGATGCCGAAATTAAAGGCAGTATAAAAACTTTACGTCAAAGATCTAGACAATTAGTAAGAGATGATCCTCATGCAAGACAGGCAGTAAGATCTATTACTTCTAATGTTATTGGTGATTCTGGTATTAAATTACAGGCTCATGTTCGTAAATATAGGGTTAATACATTAGATACCAAGATTAATGCTCAAATAGAAGAAGCATGGAAAAAATGGGGTAGATATGATTCTTGTCATACTGCTGGAAGGCTTTGTTGGGCTGATATAGAAAGGTTGTGTTGTAATTCAATGATTGAATCTGGTGAAGTATTTATAAGAATGGTTAATAAACCTTTTGGTCGTTCAAAAATACCTTTTGCTTTAGAAATATTAGAAGCAGATCAATTAGATGATGACTATACAGGTAGAAGTAGCAATAAAAATGCTTCATGGCGAATGGGAGTTGAAGTCGATAAGTTTATGCGACCTAAGAATTATGCTTTCTTAACTAAGCATCCAGGAGATACGCCTTTTACATTGCCTCAAGGTGAAGATCGGCACATGATAATTCCTGCTAATGAAATTATTCATTTATATATGACAGATAGACCATCACAAACAAGAGGTGTTCCTTGGATGGCTTCTGCTATTGAATCATTGCATCAATTAGCTGGTTTTAGAGAAAGTGCTGTTGTTAGAGCTAGGGCTTCTAGTGCATTAATGGGATTTATCACAAGTCCAGAAGGTGAACTAGATCAAGGCGGTGAAGTTTATGACGGTGATCGTGTTACTTCATTTAGTCCAGGTCAGTTTCATTATCTTCAAAATGGAGAAAATGTAGTTATTCCTGATATGGATAGTCCTCATGGTGAGTTTGAACCATTTATGAGAGCAATGTTGAGGTCTATGGCTGCTGGAATAGGATTATCTTATGAAAGTTTAAGTCGTGATTATTCGCAATCTAACTACAGTTCTAGCCGTCTTGCCTTATTAGAAGATAGGACTCAATATAAAGCGATTCAAAATTACTTTATAGAAAACTTACATTCAAGAATCTATGAAAACTGGCTTCAAATGGCTGTATTAAGTGGTGAATTAAATTTACCTAATTTCGATACAGATTTTGAAAAATATATGAAAATTCATTGGATGCCAAGGGGTTGGAGTTGGATTGATCCGTTAAAAGAAGTGAATGCAGCAAAAGAGGCGGTTAGGGCTGGATTTAAAACTCAAGCACAAGTTGTTGCTGAACAAGGTGGGGACTTGGAGGAGCTTCTAGCGGAAAGGAAAGATGAAGTAGAACAGGCAGAACAACTAGGTTTAGTCTTTGATAGTAAATTAACTATTCCTACGGAGCAAAAAGAGGTTAGTATAGATGAAACACCTAATCCCGAATCTTATGGAGGAAAAACGTGATTTAGAAGGTAAAACTTTACTTCGTGATTATTCTGTCTTACTTGAAAGTAGGAATTTAAATGAAGAAGATCGAACATTAGAGTTTCCCTTCAGTTCTGAAACCCCTGTAAATCGGGGTTATTTAGGAGATGAAATCTTAGTACACCGAGAGGAAAGTATTGATTTTTCTCGTCTAAATGCTTCTGCTCCCTTACTTTTCAACCACAATCCAGATATTGTTCTTGGCGTTGTCCAGAGAGGTTATCTAGATAAAAAGAAGAAAAGAGGTATGGCAAAAGTAAGATTTGCAAAGAATGCTGCTGGTGAAGAGGCATTTGAAATGGTTAAAGATGGCATTTACCGTAACGTATCTTTTGGTTACTCAGTTAATGAGACAGAAGAAGCAGAGAATGGTAGCTATCGAGTAACTAACTTCACCCCTGCGGAAATTAGCTTGGTTTCGACTCCTGCTGATTTTTCCGTTGGAGTAGGTCGTTCTATTGCGGAAACAGTTAATATTGCTACGCAAGCGGAAGAACAACCTATAATAGAAAAAGAAAGTGAGCAATCACGATCTGTTTCTGCGTCTGATGACGCACCCAAAGTTCAAACTACACCTCAACCTGAGATGACTGACACCCCTGATTTAAGTGTGGTGCGTTCAGAAGCAGCAAAGAAGGCAGCTTCAGAAGAGCGTTCACGCATAGCAAGTATTACTGCGCTAACAGCAAAGCATGGCTTTGAAGACTTAGGCAGACAATTAGTAGAAAATGGTTCAACTCTTGATAGAGCAAGAGAAGCTGTTTTAGATCAAATCCAACAAAAGCCAACTCCTACTGTTAATCCAGTTGATGTAACACAGGAGAAAAATGTTAACTACAGCATTGGTGCTGGTATTCGTGCTGTAATGACAGGCGATTGGTCATCCAAGGAAGCTGGTTTTGCTAGAGAAATCAGCCAAGAGGTTGCACGTTCTGGTGTTAAGAAAACATCTGATAGAAGCTTCTTTGTTCCTTATTCTGAAATCTTTAAGACAAGAAACACATACGTTACATCTGGTGCAACAACTGGTGGTAACTTAGTTGCGACTAATCTTTTAGCAGATGAGTTTATTTATTCTTTTGATAATGCTGTTAAAGCAGTTGGTCTAGGTATTCAAACAATGTCTGGTCTTACTGGTGACGTAGCTATCCCAAGACAAAGCGGAAAAAGTACTGTTTACTGGTTAAGTTCTGAAACAACTGCTATTACTCAGTCAGAATCAACATTCGATCAGGTAACACTTACTCCAAAGAATGCTGCTGTTCTTTCAAAATATTCTAGACAAACTTTATTACAAGCAACACCTGGAATTGATGATTTTATAAGAAATGACCTTTCTCAAAGAATCGCTGTTGGAGTAGATGCTGGAATTATTAATGGTTCTGGTTCTTCTGGTCAAATGACAGGTATTTTGAATCAAAGTGGAGTAGGAAGCGTTGCTGGTGGTACTAACGGTGCTGCAATCACAATCGAGCATTTAGTAAATCTTGAAAAAGAAGTGCTAATTGATAATGCTGGTGGCGATAGCATGGCATATCTTACAAACGCAAAAGTTTTAGCTGATCTTAAGTTATTAAGGGCTGGTGGATCTGCTGCTGGAAACGGTTCATTTCTTTGGAATACTGATGCTGGTCGTATTGGTCGTGGTGGTACTCCTGGTATTATCAATGGCTATGCAATGGATGTTTCTAATAACGTACCAAGCAACCTAACTAAAGGTTCTAGTTCTGGTGTTTGTTCTGCTGTTATTTTCGGTAACTTCAGTTCTGGAATACTAGGAGTTTGGGGTAATGGATTAGAGATCGAAATGGGTCTTGAGTCTGATGACTTTGCAAAAGCATTGCAATCAGTTCGTGCGATAACAACAGTTGACTTCGCTCTAAGGCAGCCAACTTCATTTGCTGTAATGAAAGACGTTACTCATTAATGATTAGCGGGAGGGGCAACCCTCCTTTTTCTTATGAAAGTATTAGTTCTTAGAGGTGTTTTAGTTAATGGTGAAACTTTAGATGCTGGCTCTACATACGATTTAAGTGAAGCTGATGCTGAATTTGTAATTCGTATTGGGAAAGCAACAGTAGCACCAACTGAAACATCTAAACCAAAACCAAAGAAATCAAAACCTTATACGGTAAAAGATGGCTCTGAGTGATGACAATTCAGTATTTGTAGGTGGTGAGTTCGGAGTAAGTTGTACTTCGGGTGGAACTACTGCAAATGGAATATTGCGTCAGCCAACAGAAGTATTAATGGATGGAATGGTTCTATTCAGCGATTACACGTTGGAAACTCAAGCTAGTGATTTTGGTTCACTTATAGCGGGAAGTTCAATAACTGTTGATGGTAATGCCTATACAGTTAGAGATACTCGTTTTTCTAGTGATGCTCAATTAGTAACCATATCTTTACAGAAGACATGACCACTAAAAGAGAACAAATCCTAGATCAAATAAAAACAACTTTAGCTGGTACTACCAATGTATCGACCAGAATTTATCGTTCTCGTGTTGTTCCATTAAGTAGAGGCGAATCGCCAGCACTTGTTATAGAACCTGTTTCTGACAGTTCTCAAACAAATTTAACATTACCGAAACTTGATTGGTCTTTACAAGTTCGTGTAGCTGTAATTGTTCGTGGTGATGTTCCTGATGAGGTTGCAGACCCTATCGTTGAATCATTACATAGCAAAATTACAGCAGACTTAACGCTCGGTGGTTATGCCATTGACGTACAACCAGTAGGAGTGGATTTTGCATTAATGGATGCTGACCAACCTGCGGGAGTGATTAGTTGTAACTATTTAGTTCGATATCGAACAGAATTAAATGACTTATCCACTTAATTTAGACTAAAATCAAATTAAAGCTGCTCCGTATGCCTATCACCGAGGAATAACCAAATGGCACTATTTTCACGATCTCGACTTATTCAAACAAAGATCGAATCATCTTACGGCA